ATCCTTACCTGAGAACAGTACCTTTACAGCAGGAGCTTCATCATAGAGACTTAAATATCCACTTCCGTCAGAATTTGTTCCGAACTTACCACATACACCTTGGTCACCAGTAATAAACATAGCATTGTTATCTGCTAACCTAAGATCAAACGTGCCAACTGGTGTAACCCCAATACCGACTTTGGCTGTGGTTATATAAATTGGACTCCCTGTTCCATCCCCATCTTTTACTTGCCGTGCTGTACTTGCATCAATTCCACCGTCAACGGCTAAAATGTCCAGAACACCAGCACTTATTGTTTTCGTATTTAAATTTGCCATTTTTTACTCCTATACTGTTGTGCAGGTTAGTGCCAACGTGAATGTGTTATCCCCAGCAGACATAGTTGGGGCTGTTATTGTGTATTTATCGGCTTTCTTCCAATAAGCCTTGCCAGCATCTGCTGAGTTCATCACCAAGCTGGAATCTGAATATGTTACTCCGTTTAAATTGATGTACCCGGCACTAAGCCCTGATACTGTTGTGGCATCGGTAAATGTAACCGTCATAGAATTTGTTGTAGAAGCTCCCACGGTTACTACTGGACTCATCTTTTGCTCTGAAAATAAATCTGTTAAACTCCATACCACATCTGGGGTTGAGTCATCCCCGAATGATGGTGGGTTAATTAGTGTCAAATGGTATTCACTAGGATCAAGATCAATAATTACGTTGTGAGCTGTATCTGTAGTAGAATCATTCTCATCATCCACACGTAGGGTTACTGCTACACTACCTAAATTTTGTAGATTCTGACAGGTTGAATCCTCAGCATCCTTACCAGCTTCCCATTCTACTGTCTGGCGTTTCCATACATCAGTTACGGTTAAATCTTGGGTCTTCTTAACAGCTCCACCATATAAGATGGATGCTGTTATTTCATTTGCATCACCAGTATTCCAATCCAGTCCACGGGCATCAAATTCACAGACAACCTTACCAGTACGTTTGTAATATCCAATCACTACGTTTTGAATCTTTACGTTGCCGGGATTAGCCGTTCCCCCTGCTCCTGTATTATAATTATAACTATATGCCATATTTTTCCTTTTTATGTCCCTCCAGGGGATGGTAAGGAGAACACCAGTTCAACCACCACCCCCTATCAGGATTATTTTACAGTTAACTAGCTATCTTAGTAACCAGCCGGACCGTCTACCATCAACGCCTGCATTCTAGGGGAGCTACAAACGAGCTGACCCATAAAGAATATTCTGCTTTGGATTACATCGGATGCTTCGAGAGCTCTCCAATCTTCCATAGCGAAGAATCTTTTTGAATGCACTTTAAACTGGAGGTATTTTGTGTTAAGAAAATACATCTGTCCAGTTGGGCAGTGACTATCAACGACAATCGTAGCACCTTTAAACCGAAGGGTTTGAAACCCAGCATCGGCTAAAGTTGCATCACCGGCAAATCTCTTGTTGGCCTGCAAACTCGATTCATATGCGTCAAAAATCGGCTGAGTAGTAACAATCAAATCCGGTTGATCATTGTCAATAGTTGCAGCAGAATAGGCTCTAGTCATAGCTTTAACCCCATCTGCAACACCATTGGTTGTTGAAGTGAACTCAGCGAAGGTCTGTACGTCAGTCGCATCTACCATCTCGGCAGCAGTTCTTGTGCCACTAGATATTGGAAATGAACCAATTTGACTGTCCCACCATGTGAGTGAGTCAGAATTGATTTGTCCCAATGTACGATTGTATCCTACGATACAGTTATCTACGTTACCAGGGGCGTGCCAGACTGCTGTGTCTGCTCCCAGATCTTCGATAATACCACCACCATTGTCTTCAGCAGTGTAGTCACCACTTGCCAAAGCACCAGCACCGTTTAAGGATGTTAATCCAGCATCGGTTGCACCAGTAGCTGCAAACAATCCAGTACCAAACAGGTCTTTGATTGTCTTTTCCGCATTCTTCATTTTTGCCTTCAAGATTGAAAGCACTTGATTTGAACCCATATTGATGTGAACCTCATTTTGTGAGATATTCACACTATTATAGGCAGTAGCCCAGTTCCATACGGATTTCTGAGCAACATCGGTTCGTGCTTGAGCTGTGGCCGTAGAACCATCTGAAGCCAGCCAGCCTGAGTTTCCGTTTACTGCATATTCAATTGGTACATTTATAGCTGCACCACCATCTAACTTTTCAGCATTTTTTAAAAGCTTCAAGCAGAGAGCATTGGAATTGAATATATTATCTACCAAAACGGGAAGAAACTTCTCCCGTGATAGAGCACTAACGGTATTTGTAAGAGCCATAATAAACTCCTTTCTTTAGTTAGTTATATGTCGATAAATCGACTATTCATTTTCAAAATACTTCGCAACCTCAGGATCGTCCATAGTTATATTGTCCCAGTTGTACTTTTTGGCAGTTTTCACTTCCTTTGCACCAACCTGGGCAGTACCTATGACCTTGCCTTCATTGCGAGAACTATTTTTTCCAAGCTTTTTATAGTGGGCTAGTTCAGTTTGCATCTCAGCATAACTCCATTCTCTAAATGCTCGATCAAGATTGGGAAGGCCGTTATCTACAAACCTATCCGCATTCTTATCTGCAAATTCCAGAAAATCCCCTACCTTATCACCTTCAAGGTATTCAGGGAATTTCTCTTCAAGAGATGTTAGCTGAGTATCGAGAGTATTAACACGGGATTCCATAATCCTCTCACCTTCAATTTCTTCCAGGACTTGCAGCCGCTGGTTTAGTTCGGGTGAAATCTCAGAAGCTTCTTCAGGCTCTCCAGGAATATCAATATCCCCATCCAAACCCAAAGCTTTAGTTGCTTCTGGATTATCAAAGAAAAAATCCTTGATATGTTCACGGAAATCATCGTCTTCGTTAATCTTCTCACTGAGCTTGCTCCACTTAGATAGATTTTGAGCTTTCTCGGTATTAGATTTCTGCCAGCTTTCTTTGTTGGTAGAATCCTCACGCCAGGCCATAATTGCTTCACGGTCATAGCGTTCACCATCTATCTCAAAACCATCCTCAACTACAGGTTCTGTTTCTCCATCAATTGGAGCTTCCTCTGTTGTTGTATCCTCTGCTGTTTGTACAGCGTTTTCGCTTGCTTGAGAGTCTGTGCTCTCTTCTTTACCCGTTTCCGGGCCAATAATAATATCATCCAAACTATCCAGTTCATCCTGCGAAAGTTCAATATTATCGTAATCTTCGTGTGCCATTGTTTTTCCTTTCCAGACTTCTTTAAAAGATTGGTCTGTGTTTGTTAATTAAATTTGTATTTCCTCACTGGTTGATCCAGAAAAATTTGTAATTTGATACAGCTTTCCCTGTAACCTGAATACAGTCTTCCCGTGTCCACGCTTTACATTTACTGAATATCGTGATCTCACAGTGCTAGGGTGATCTGTTAACGTAACACCTCTGTATGTCGCATCACCTTCGTGTACTATGCTGGGATCAATATCCCCATATTTAGAATATGTACCGATAGACCTTTGGCCTTGTCCAGCCATATTTTGGAGGTAAGACTTTCGTGCTGGTCCGCCTTTATATTTTTTCTTAGTTTCTGCCATTTTTTATCATTCCTTTTATTTTTTCACGTTTTGCTAGTTTTACTATTTCTGGGTTATCAGAATTGAATGCAGAAAGCATACATTCCTTGGTAACCCCTGGATAATTATTTTTCTTACACCAATCAACCAGATTGATTATTCCTTCTGGTTTAGGCATTTTGTTCCTCTGGCACATCATTCTGGGCTGCACCACTAAGCTCACGGTATCTAAGGAGACTATCCATAATCTCATCTTCATCAGTTGAGTTTGAAATGGTTTCAACCTCTGCTTCTAATTGCTGCTGACGTTGTGCTTTTGCCTGGGCAATTTGATTTAAAATATCTTTGGTTATATCACCCTGAGTCCAACGCCAGAAGCTTTCAGCATCTAATAGACCGAGTTGTAATAGGTCAATAGCTTCATCTCTACGTCCTACTCTGGATTCAGGCAATGAACTTCCTGGTACATATTTAAAGTCTAAATCGGGATCTAAATCATACGGGTTTATCTCTTCAAATTTGTATCCACTACCATCTTCTGCAAATTTTCTAATTGAGATAGCTTTGGGATAGTTCTTTGAAATAATTTGTAAGGTCATTTTATAAATATCAATAATAGCATCAATCCCAACCTCCCTTTCCTTTGCACGAATAACTGTTTGTGATGCTTCATTTAATTGCTGAATAGCCCTGGAAGCTGTAACTGATCCAGGTGTCATACCTTTAGTTACATCGTGGACTCCTGATGTTTCATTTGTGAGGCTTAACATAGTCTCTGCCATTGGAAGTGCTGATGATGAAATATTACCAGCCGGGAGTCTTTCAATTCTTTCGTGAGGACCATTTATATAGTAAACTTTTCCTGGTTTATCGGATACCCTGTTGCCTGGAATCTTTGCCAGGGATTTTGACATAACAATAGCTGGGTTGCCGTGTAGGATTAAATTGTCAATAGCCTGTGACAGGACAATAGAAGCACCCACAGCTAAACTCTCAATAACGGCTGGCTCACCCTTCCCCCAAACCGAATGTGCTGATGGATAATTTTTAAAGGTTACGAGAGGAATGAAATCATAGGGGGCCCGTTCATATTGCAGTAAAGTTGCACCAGACCAAGTTGCGAGCATCAGCTCACCGTCTTCATAATACCACCCCTCAAGTAACAATGCTTGCCCTCCACGATAATCTGACTTATTAGCATTTTCCTGGGGACCCTGGGATTCTACATCATCCCAGTTAAATTTATCGGTGGCATATTTATCTGGAGCTTTTACAAAACTACGCTGTTCATCTAAAGCACCTTCAGCTCCTACTGTCTTACCATATTTTTCTTTAATATCATCTACGTAGGTTGGAGTAGCGAAAATAACACATTGAGCGTTATCAATTGATGTAGCCAGGGGATCAATATAAACTGTGAATGGATCGGGAACTATAAATTCAAGCTCTCCATCTATCATAGCAATCTTCAAAAATCCATTCCCATATATAAGACCATCCCGTTTCATAGCTGAGATTGCACGTTGGGCTTTCTTTTCCTGGAGAATCCAATCAACTACTTCCTGGGCATTGTAGGCCTTTAACATCTGATCTTCACGTTTAGGCATCACATCAACCTTTGGGGGACGATCAGTTAAAATAGCATACATAGTTTCAATCACAGAGTGAACTACGTTAGGCTCAACACGGGTTTTATATTTAGGAAGGTTGAAGGGTTTTAAAAATTTACCCTCGTACAATTCTTCATTTCTACGCCACCTGGACATAAGATACTTCCTGGAATCTTTAGCAGACTCAAACATTTTGTTTAGAAAGTTAACCCGAGACTGTTCATCTGAATCGTACTCTTCCATATTCACATCTGGATAATCTTTATTTGCCATTGGCTTTCTTCCGTTTCTTCTTCAATGCTTTAATATATTTTTTATAACCACCTTTGTTGTAAGCATAGTGTTTTCCGTCCAGTTCAGGCATATTATTCCTCACTTATAGCCTGAGTACGGTTAGTACCAAAGCTGTATGTTTTAGTTTTACCAATTGAAAGATCATTCACAGGTGAAACAAAACCCCTACTTCTAGATGTGGACATTGGTTGGTTTTGAGGTGAAACAAATCCTCCACGCTGAATTGAAGCTTTTTTAGGTTGCTCCTGGGCTGATATATATCCACGCTTCACACTTCCTGGTGATCCGCCAGCATAATTCCAGGGACCAACAAATGCCCTGCTAGCACCTGTCTGGTTACGAAAGGACCTATGATATTCCTGTGGTGAGACGTTAAAATCACCATTCATACTTCCAAAAAAGTTTAAGCTGTAGTTTTTAATTTTCATTCCTTCCATTCATAATTAAAGGTTCCTACTTCTGGGGCTTCCAGAAGCGACTCATACCTGAGTTGATCTTTTGACTTGCCTTTCTTAGGAGCCATCGGAGCAGAAACGTGTTGAAGCCCATAGCGACAAGCATCGACTGCATGGTCCTCCATGTTGGTATCTAAATCTTCAGGGCGTTTTTCATCACATATCATCTCCGGGATGGTTCTAGCTAAATTTGGGGCAGCACCTTTAATAATAATAAAATTGGGAGCCTTGCCTTCCTCCACTTTCATAAGTTGGGCCATATTTCTCCAGCCGTTAACACGATCATTGTTGGCTGGTACTAAATTTGGTACAAATGGCTGATCAGTCTGACCCATCATAGCATGGGCAATTGAAGCATCTGTATACATTGAAGCGTGTTCCTGTCTCCAGCTCATAGGGTTGCGTGTCCACATACTAGGATCACCTAGAGACATCTCTATATTGTGCCCCTGGCATTTTTTAGCAATTCTTTCCCCTACTTCCATTGGATGGCTTTCTTTTCCATATAATTCGTCAAAAATAAATACTCTACCTTTGTCAGTAGCTTCCATAAAGATGGCTGCATATGGAGCTGCAAATCCCCAGTCAATCCCAATATATTTATGATTGTGTTCTTGTCCATATCCTAATTTTTTAGCTGCCTTCTCATCCATAACATGGTAAGCTGGATTCCATTCTGAAAAATATTGTCCAGCAAAAATATCCCAATCACCATAACGCCACGCACTTCTCATCGGCTCTGGAAGACTATCCAAATATTTAACATATTCAGGATCAGCATTTTTTAGAGCTGGATTGTCATCAATGGTTGCTGGCACGTATATCCTATATCTTTCACTAACGGGGTCTTTAAATGCCTTATTAGTAGCCTTACGGCCTATCTGGAAACGTCTCTTGAGCCAGTTATGACCAACACCACCAGGATTAGCAGTTAAGAAGACCTGTGGCCGTATACTAATTGTTGATCGTGCTGATGATATCAATTTCAAATAAAATTCCTCACTTGGTATTTGCCCTGCTTCTTCAATTAAAATTCTTTGTAATTCCCATCCCTGGAACTGACTGTATGCATCTTGATCCTTTAAATGTCCCGTATAAATTTTTGAGCCATTTGGGAACTCAAAGATTGAAGGCTTTCCAGATACCTTTGCATTGGGGTAAAGCTCCTTTGCTCTATCAATCCACTGCCGCAGATCAGTATGGTTCCTACGAATAACAAGACCAGTGAAACCAGGATCAGCAGTACCTTTAAGCATCCAAGCAATGCCAGCATCAGTTTTTCCGCCACCTCTCGCACCACCGTATAATATTTCAAATACCGATTCATCAATTTTTAGAGCACTCATCTGCTGTCCGGGGTGTGGCTCCCATAAGACCTTCACACGACATTCCTATAGTGGTCTAGTAGGATTTTCATTTAAAATTTATTTAACATCATAAGGTCTGTCTTGAAGCTTATATTTCTTGTATAACTTTTTCAGCTTTTCCCTACGTTCATCCCCTTTTAGACCAGTGGGATCAGGATTGACGGTATCGTATTGCTGTGCAAGGGCTTTTTTCTTTAATTGATTTCTTCGTACCCTCTTGTACCTCTGGCTACCCTGCACGTTATACATAGCTTTATCAGCTTCACTTGCTGTCTTGACTACTTCTAAAACATCGGAAGGTTTTCTTACCTTTCTTTTTGCCATATCTAATTTTCCTTTTTAAAAATTATTGAAATCCTACTGTGCTACTGCTTTACTGGGCTGTTTACGTAATTCTTCTTCTGTGATTGCCATATCTAAATATCCTTTTTAATTTTATTGAAATCCTACTGTTGAGCACCTATATGGGTATACGGCAACTCGCTGACGGGGCATTTCGGAATCATAATCACCGTGACGATCCATATTATTGGGTCCGTGTTTGCCATTTTCATACCTCATTTAAGGCACAAATACTGTCTTTCTCTTCGACATAACAAGGATAGTCTATCCGTGTGCTACTCATCCTTGTCTGGTTTTTCTGGTGTCGGCAGCAGTACAAATCCCTGCTCACCTTCCGTGTCTACACGTAACTCTGATGCCTTTAGTGATGGCAGTAGACGCTCTACAATCATCTTACACGCTGATATAGCATCCTTATGGGGCTTGGGGTCATCTATGGTATTAGCTACGTTTATAAGCTTATTTATGACGCTTTGAGCCTTCTCGTTACCCCTGAATCTTTCCACTATTGATTGGTTCTTACGTGGTGCTCCTCCCTTATTCCCGGAGAAACCTTTCTTGAAAGTCCCGTCTGCGTTCCGTGTTGAGAGTGTTTTTTCCTGTTTTTGTGGACGAGCCTCCTCAGTATGACCATCACCTGTTATTTTGGCTTCCTGGCTATTCTTCATAGTCTTAATCCCTACCTTATCTAGCGTATCATCCATTTATAGCGGTGGTAATATTGTTTGTGATTGTTGTTCAATCTGATTATTCCTTTTTCTTATACTCATACCTTTACTACCATAGCTTTCAGTGTAGCAACAGTTTCGACAAACTCGCTTAATTTCTGGGAGGTGGTCACTTATATATTGCTGTTGTCTGAATTCATATAGTCCGGCATTCTTTATATTCTTTCCACATCTCTCGCATTGGAAATGTGCTTTGGTTTGGATTAGTCTGCTTATTTGTTTACGACTCTTTGTCATCTACGACTCTGGTACATCATCTGAACCATCTTCTATTCTACTTATGTATTTGTCGTAGCCTTCCCAGTCATAGCCTTCTTGATCTCTAAGGGATTGGTTTTGTTCTTTCTCTATAGTATTTAGGACTTCATCGGGGAGCTGGGTTAATTCTACGTAAGTCTTTTGCACGATCTTTGTGCCAGCAAAATAACCCGTGTGGACCGCTATTACGCCTGTCAGTACACCACCTAGAAAGAATAAAGTCTCTACCATTGTTATACTTTAATACTATTTATACCATAGAGTTTCCCTATTTGTTAATAGGTACGAAACTTTTCTTTATATCGGGTAGGTAGCGTAGAACAAAACTTTTACTTGACTTTAATAGTAGTGCTGTGCTTAACTTTCCGGTAGCCAACAACGGCTTAATTAACTTAGGAGAAGCAAAATGAAGACCGAAAATGTATTACTACTTACCGAAATGGACTTTGGTATCTATGCAGTTAAAGATAACCAACTAATAGTCGCAGGATGTGATGCTGACGTGGAAAGTGATAATTGGGTACAGGTTAGTGATCTAACTGAACTATCCAGCAGCGAATATAAAGAGTTGGCGTGGATGCTTGACTTAAACTATGGCTATAAATTAACTGGTCAGTTTCTGTAAATTAAATGGTGGATTGGGGAAGCAAACTAAAGAAACTACGGAAAGCAATGAAGCTTAATCAGGATGAGATGGCGTATAAGCTGGGATATAAAAGTAAGTATGCTATCTCATCTATTGAGTCGGGTAATAGTGAGATGAGTGCTCAAGCTAAGAGGTGTTTGGAGTATCTTGATGTACTATATAGAAAAGGGTACATTTAGGGGTTCAATCCTCTATCATTCTAAGGGTGATGTTCTCTACGTCACCCTTTTTTATTTCCGTGCATATATCTAGATCGTCCAGGCGGTGAATAGCACGTACCACCTCGCCCCTTTTAATCTTTTTCATCATACTGTTTTTAAGTGGTATCTGTATTAGTAGCTTCATAGTATCTCGCTTAATTTATCAATAAATCTCTGGCTAAATAACCCCTCTTCTTTGGCATCATTTTTATTTTCAGCGTTACGCTCCCACTTTGCACGTCTCCTCTTTATATACGTCTCATAGTCTATAGCCCTACGATTCCTCTTTAAATACTTCTCGTAATAAACCAACTTAAATCCTCTATCCTTCAGACCTTGACAACCACCACATAGATTATCCTTACTAACTCTGGGGTTTGGGCAATTAAGACAGCGAACTATAGGTTTTTCAGGCTCTACGTAAGCTGGGAGTGGCTTTTTAATTTCCTTTAGTATGGGTTTTGGTATATGGGTGACATCTGGATCACCGAGATGTATAGCTTTTGGTAGTCTTTGAAAAGTACCATCTGCCCTGCGTGTTAATTTTGGTGAGATCTTTTTTTTCGGTAGTTTTAAACTCCTCTCCGGTAGTTTATAACTCCCAGCAATGTAGTATTGTAAATGACGTATTGGACTACGGGCATAGGTAGATTTTACCCTTAATATACGGATAGCCTTAACGTGTATTTGTCTGATACGCTCACGGGACAATCCATATTTATTGGCTATTTCACCTAGAGTTTTAGGTTTGCCGTTGAAACCATAATACTCTTCCAGGACATCCCTCTCCCTATCTTTTAACTCATTTAAGGCACGTTTTACATCTATTTTTAGAGATTCTTTAACCATAGACTCATCTACAAAAGATTGGGGGTAGCTAGGTGGATTTGCAGAATTAAAAAGCACTCGATTGCATTGCTCTCTGGCTTTCCATTTGCTATGCTGTATCATCAAGGTTGAAGCGTACCCCCTTTATATTTAAGCCCTAGAGTTGTCTAACTTTCCGAGCCAAGGAAATTTTCTACTTAGCTCTACACGTTTTAGGGTTTTTGCATATTCCACATCCAATTCAAACCAATAGTCTAAAGCCTTGCTAAATTCTCTATTGAATTGGTATATATCTTTCATCCATACTTTACTGTTTACCTGTAGCACCCAATCTAATCTTTCTTTTGATGTACCACACCGATCCCTTGAAATATGATATATCTCTCGGTCTTTTTGGTGTATTGTTAAACGCTTTAAATCAAACTTGTAAGTCAAACTAAATTCCTTCATATTTAATTCTCTTCATTCTTATTTCTATCCTGAAAGGTTTTATCTATATATTTGTGCATATTCTCAAGCTTGGCACGTAAGGTTAATATTATAGCTTCCTTATGGGCTAACTCTTCAATAGCCATCTGTAACTGTCTTTGGTAGTAGTGGTTGTCTTTAATCATAAATATTGGTTAAGTCTTTCCCCAATAGCTTTAACAACAGGAACACTAACTGCATTGCCTAGCTGTTTGTATCTTTGTGTATCTGATTGCCCTTCTGTCCATCCATCTGGGAATCCTTGCAGCCTTTCACATTCTGTTGGGGTTAAGTTTCTGATATTCCCCTTTGAGTTGTATTGCCCTCGTTCTACTACTACCAATGGAATATGGCCCCCACCTTGAGATGTGTTCAATGTTGGGGAATATCCGTTATACTTTCTTAATTTACCTTCCATTCTATACATTGATTCATCTATAAATATTTGATTAATTCTTTTTGCCTTCCCTTCGATAGGAAATACTTTGGGTCGGGATTCTCCTCTAAAATGTCCGACAAGGTAAATTCGTTCTCTATTTTGGGGTAAAAACCAACGAGTATTAAGTAATTGGCACTCAACGGTATAACCAAGGTCGGCAAGAACTCCGTAGATAGTAGCAAATGTTCGTCCATCTTCGTGGTTAAGTAAACCTTTAACATTTTCGAGTATAAAGTATGGGATTGGTTTCCCAACGTCTCTGAAATGTCTAAGAATCCGTGCAATTTCAAAAAATAAAGTTCCCCTGGTGTCATCGAATCCTTTCCGTTTTCCAGCAATTGAGAAAGCTTGACAAGGGAATCCTCCACAAAGGATGTCAATGTGATTGGGCAAATCTCTCTCTGGCTGAATATCTGTAATTGATCCAAGGGACTGGGCTTCTGGAAATCTTTTTTGGTATTGCTGGACGGCATATTTATCTATCTCCGAAAAACCAACCCAGTCGAATTTGAATCCTGCTTGTTCCAGGCCAAGATGAAATCCACCTATGCCGCTGAATAAATCTAACATCTTCATTCATCTTTACTAGCTAGTATGCGTTCTATGGCTTTTATGCCGAGGTTAAATTCTTTGGCTAGTTTTATTATACGTTGAGTTGAGGTTAAGTCTGATTTCAATGTTTTAAGATAATCGTTAGTGATCCGTATCTTTAAATCCCGGACATCCATATCTATATGGTCGTTAATATAGTCTATTGTCTTTTTCCTGTACTTAGCCATTTAGAATAGTGGTTGTTTTAAAGCCTTTCTTCTATAATAATCATCCTTTGAGCTTTGTTTCCTACAGTCATCACACATAGAATGTCTCTGGCCGAAGGTTTTAATAAACTCTGCATGGGATTTACTTTCTTTACACTTAGTACACTCTTTTCTATCCGTCATTTTCCGGTTCCTTTAAATGATCAAAGTCTCCTGAGATTTCACACTGACATCTGTCACAGATATGCCCAACATCCAGGGGCTTGAAACACTCAACACATTTGTTTAACTGTAAACTAGACATAGTTCACCCCAATCGTAATTATTACGTACCAAGTGAGAATGCACAGTCCGATAAGCAGCGTGAATACTACAGCCCTCTCTATTTTATCTATCATTCGTGATCCCCTTTTATTTTTAGTCCAAAATCTGTAAATATTTTTGCAATACAATCTGACTGACTGTAACCCTCTGCCTGTACAAGCCTTAACTTCTTCTTGTAGTAGTCCTCTAGTTTCAATCGAAACTCTACCAAGTCCAGATACGTCCCCTTGGATATTGGATACTGCCGTGCCATATTCTCTAATAGCTGGGATGTACCCTCTCCAAATAGACGATCTATACCCAAGTTCATAGGCTTTGTTATTCCCATACCCCAGTTCAGGTGACAGGCCCTGCACTGACTTATTGTGTTTCTTTCGTCCCATCTTAGTATCAGATTTGACCTGGATATTTTGTGACTCAGATCCAATTGACCTAGAGGTGTGCTGTCTTTGTGAATTCCGCAAGTCTGACACGTATACTGATCCCTGGCTTTCACGTACTCCCTCACGGCCTTGTCCAGTCTGTGCTTCATTCGTGTTTTGGTTGGGATTTTTCTCGGCACTATTCATCCTCAAATTCCGGGGGGATTGTTCCACTACCCTCATCAAATTCAGGTTTTTCTGTATGATCTACGTTTTGAGTGTATTCCTTCTGACGTTTTTTAAATATTCTGTTAAACTTATCAGTCATCTCCTTACTATACCATCCAGAAATCACCCGGTAGGAGCCACCTTTCCCCTGGGTCCGTAACTTCTCCTGGCCCGTAACGTAATTGTCTCCGTAGTTGTCCTGGGGAGTACAATCTCTCTGTTTTCTCTTTTTAGCTGATTGTTCTGCCTTGAATATTTTTTCGTCTTTTTTACTCATCCGTTTGTAAGTCTTCGGGGTGGTCACCCAGGGGATTGTTACCCAACGGGTTTTCGCCCAAGGGGTTTTCGCCCAAGGGGTTGTCATCCAAAGGGTGGTTGGGATTCCCATCGAGATAGGTGTCTATTGGCTTATCCGACAAAGCCTGATCGTCTGCCCCTACACCCCGAATTCTATCAAATTCCTTGTTAAATTTCTCTACTGCATTTGGAATAAAGTGACCAAAATTCTTAATCATATCTAAACACAAGATAAGCAGTTTCTCATTGGTGGCAACACGGGCCGACAGCGTTTTAATTTCATCTGCCAGCCCCTTGTTCACTAAATGTAAGGATTCAGATTCCATTTAAAATGGGAGGTCCTCATCAGCAGTTGCTAGTGTCTTTTCAACTTTAGTTCCATCGGGAGTTGCGTTTGGATCATACATCTCTGAAGCCAAATCATTCAGCTCCTCACGGTGGTCCTGGTGAATGAAAGCTAAATCCATCCATTCCTTTTGTTTGCCATCTTTACCTGTGAATGGTTCCTTCAGTTTTTTGGATGGGGCTGATACAAAAAAGCCTTTAGCACCATCTACCAGCTTACAATCGTGAATAGTAACTAGTGGCTTTTGATGCTCATCTAGTACGACTACACTAAAAGTAGCTACGGTCTTGTCCCAGTCCACGTTCCTCATTTTTTCAATTACGAAATGTCCCATTTATTCTCCTTTTTTTCTATACCAGCAAGCTGGCGTTATTTTCCCCAAAATCTTTCGTTTACTATCTGAGCCATAATCCCATATACTGAGAGGTCTTTAAAGCTGTCCATAACCGATTCATTTTGAGGGGTTTTCTTTTGCTTTAATACAAGGTGGACCAGTCGGTTCACTTTGTCATTCATTCTAACACAAATACCCTGAAGTGCCAGGTTAATATCCTGATCAGATTCTAGCGTAGTACCCATAGCAATATTGCCCGGGCCATAGTCCATCTGCTTTTTACAGAACAGTTCATACTGCTCCCTCTGAAAGGCTTTAAAAGCCCTCGCTGTGGCTGGGTAATTCTTCTCTACATATTCTACTGGTTTATCCATCCTTCTCCTTTATGTCTTTAACTGATTTTAATTTATGTATGGGTATATGGGTTAGGGGTTTTAATTCCCACTTGACATCAGCAGTTGTGCTGGCATTTCTATTTAAAGATTGTTTAAAAGTATCCTCCAGGTCTACACGGTAATATTTATCATCATCCGTGAAACGGAAGAATATGTAGGCTGGGAGGTTTGTGTTTCTTACCCTGTCCTTCATCTTAATCATTTTATCGGTGTCTACTACAGTGTCAGGATAGTCTATAGCTCCACTGGTTCTGTATTTGAGTTCTGCTATCCCAAGTATGGGAGTGCCTGGGACAATACTACAAGTTCCTGAAAAGTTAGTGTCTATTGGGTTAACTATGTGATAATCGTATTCGGCAAATCGGGGCTTAGTGGGCCAAAATTCATAGCCAATAGCATCCTCCAAGTCATTGGCAAACTGTTGTTGCTTATCTGCGTACAGATCAGCATTCCAGTCGAATTGACCTCTTTCATTTTCCTCCTCCTGAAGGAAAAATTGATTACTCATTTATGGCTTTAGTTAGAAACTCCAATGTTAGGTTTACTAGTCTTAATCTCTCTTCCAGAACTGGGGTACGATCCTCATCTGGAACGTCTACTGCATTTTGAAATATATCTTTACCTTTACGCTTTAGTGCATAGGCTTTACTGTAAGTCACGTACTCACCATTCTCTGGATTGAAATACAGCTTCCTGGTCTTACGTATTTCCTCTGAGGGCACTGGTACGATATCTTTAATTTTCACTGGGTTAGACTTATATTATTGTTTACACTTTGTCTTAAATCGAACTCAGTCATAGTACAGCAATTCCCCCAGCCAAGCTGCTTAACCATCTGCTGGGCATCTTTTTCCCATTCCTTGAACTCAGGAGTACCATAACCACCAACACGCCTAATCTCTCTCAATATCGGGGTAAATACATCTACACCGTTGGTTTCACTTTTAGGTTTCAACGGCTCCAATATCTCATCATTCCAAGATTTGTTGTTTAAAAAGGTTGTGGGGTCTTTCCTATAACGCTTGTTAGGCTCTGATTTTATATACCCTGGAATATAATCCATAGCAAGTTGACGATCTTTATCAGATAGAGCATTCCACTTCTTTTCTATCTTGCCAACATCACCTCGTTTTTTATTATATAAATCCCAAAATTCAGCAAACGCTATATTTATATTACTCTTTTTATTATCTTTACTGTTAAGTAAAGACTTTCTATTATCTAGGAAGTCTACTTCTATACCCCCCGGAAGTGTACTTCGTGAGGTAGGGTTACAGACTTCCATACCCCTAGAAGTCAACTTCACCACCCTCTTTAAAACTTCCTTTGTACCTTCACGGTAAATTAATTCCACCTCTATAAAACCACCCCCAACTAGGGTTCTAATTATTGTAGAAACCTGTCTTTTGGAAACCTTTGTGAAGGTTGTTATCCATTCGTTATCAAATTGGTATATACCGCCAGAGGTGATGACGTTACCTATATTTGCTAATACGAATTTTTCATTTGGGGTTAAGTCTAACTCATAAACAGCCCTTGTAATAATTATCATAGGTGGACTTTTAGGTCTAGCCATTTATCATCTCCAGTGAAAATGTTGTAGGAAGGGGTTTTCTAACCTTGGGTTTACCCAGCTCAAAACCATCATAGGTACGCTTAAAGATGGCATATATGTCCCTAACCAAGTTAGCATCAAACTCATACTCAATTAGTTCCAGTACAGATTTAGGAGGGTTGTCCCCCTTCCAATCTTTTTTAGCCCATATAATACCCATCCTGTCCACTGGGCTGTCTGGGTGCATATCATTCCAAAGCATAGAATACATCGTAAGTTGTGCCTGGTAGGAAAGCACACCCTTGACATTTTTTGAGGTTTTAATATCACACATCCAGGTGTCTTTTCCTAGTTTTAAGACTAAATCACAACGACCCATAAAGGGATATAGAAACTCGTTAGCCTTCATTTTAAGGGAATATAAAAGCATCTCTTTATCTATTACTTTAGGTGATTGTTTTTCCCAGAATGAGATCAGTGAAAGTAGTGCTTTACGTATTTCAACTGTTACTTGAGATGATGGATAATAGTTTCTACCAGGAACAACCTCCAGGGGATTTTCGGGGATAACAATCTCCTCTCCTTCTAGTATCTTATCCCAGGCAGAATGAACGAAAGTGCCAACTTCACTGGCGGCTCCGTTATGTTGTATATGCCTTTGATAATCCCCCTGAGATTGCTCCAAAAACCACTTGAATAAAAACTCCTCAAGCGGAAGCCCAAAACGTAGAACTGTTGTAACGGAAGGGAAGAATATGGATTTAGATACCTCGTATACTCTCCCGTAACTGCTATATGGTACTATTCTAGGATAATCATCCATTTAGGCAAGCACACCATTGTTGTTTTGCATATGGTGTTTTGCCATAATCCGAAGGTTGGTTAAATGCTCGCTTTGATCTTCAGTTCGAGTAGTCAATCCACCAAACCTTTTACCAGCCTTTAGCACCTCCTCTGGATCATTTACGTATGTTTCTTGATAAGTTTTACCCTTACTGCCACCGCAGGGGATTATTGACTTTAATACTTTTTTATAGGTGGTTTCTTCCAAAATGGTTTTGGATCCATTTTCAATGGTTTGGGACCCCAGCGTTGGATCGGCATCATCACTTGGAGAAGCATCTGAGGCAGGAGCCAGAGTCCCAGTATTTTCGGGGAAACTTTCCCCAGCATATATATAGTGGCCAAGTCCAAACATTGCCATAGATTTAACCAAACATCTCATCCTAGCTGTATTAATTTCATAAGCATTGGGACTAGGTATTGCGTTGTTATTATAATCAGTCACAGCAGACCACATAGGAAGCGAGTGACCATCAACAGTTAACACACAAGATACTTCCATAGTACCATCTGCAAAAACCTTGTCTTCCTGCCATATATAACCAGCAGTTTCTGTATTTTCAACTAAGGCCTTCCAGGCATAAGTCCAGGAAAGATAAGTAAATCTACCCTTCTGCTCGGTATGCTCATTTACATCTAAAACTGAAAGTTTATTAAAAGTTTCTCTGAATGTGTTCATAGCTTCTCCTTATTATGTTAATTGTTATATATAGCCTATCTAATTTGATAGTACAATTTAGTAACAATTATAATTATACTCATAATAATATTTTCAATTATACGTATTATTATATATATTGCACCATATTATATATAGTATTTAAATTTATTGCGGAGAAGCATATGAATTTAAAACTCGGAAATACAATCAGGGAAGCAATCAAGGCTTCCAATTATAATATATCTCAATTAGCCAGGCTGACTGAAATGTCTAGATTGACAATAGATAGATGGCTAAAAGAGGATGTAATCGTGAGGAAGAGTTCTGTTGACAGACTCGCTGAAGTCTTAGGTCTGGTAAGTGAAACAGATGGGGCAACAATTGAATTTCGCAATCCAAAACAGGAAGCCACACTCCCCCGTGAAATGCTCTCACCTGGTGGCGTTATCCCAGTAGTTGGAATGGCATCAGCAGGACTAGGCATAGATTCAGTAGACGATTATCCCCAGGGTGAAGCAGATATGTATGTCAGCAGACCACACGGACTGACAGATCAGAATGCTTATGGAATACTAATAGAGGGTGATTCTATGTACCCAGCATTTAAACCACACCAAATTGTTATAGTATCACCTACCCTAGAAACACACTCCAAAGACAGGTGTATATTTAGATTAAATAACGGTGATGTTATAATAGGCGAACTAAAAGAAAATGGGGATTCTATAGAAATTATAAAATACAATTCAGATAATATTTCAATATCTAAAAAAGATATACAATTCATACATAAAATATGTTGGGTCAAAGAATTATGACCCACAATTTAGATGTTAAAAAAGACCCAAGTAAGACACAACACGGCAAAAGCCGGAGCCCAAATAGGGAATTTCTCACGACTCTGGTCGTGAAAATGACCGTTGGAGAGTTGGCAGAGCGGTAATGCAGCGGATTGCTAAAATATTCCTCTGCTATTTCTCTCCTCGTGAAGACTCCTTAAAAGCACTGGTTTTTGTCTCATTTAAGACACAAGGAGAAGCAAATGAGACTATTTAAAAGACACAAAATATGGTATATGGATGAGCGTATTCAAGGTAAGCGTTTACGTAAGGCCCTATCACCAGATAAGCAGAAAGCACAGGCACTCGCTGAAGCATACGTGCTTGATGTTTTACAAAATAAAACTTCCACTCTTAAACAATATTCATTCATAAATGAGCTTGACAGGTTTATGTTTCGCCACTATGATATCAAGAATGCTTTTAAGGGTAGACACAAAACACGTGGCAATGCATCACACGCTCTATCATCTCTGAAACGGCTGTATACGACCATATCTAAAGAATATGTGGATGAGTACAGGGTAAGTGATATTGAGAATTATATAGCCACCTTGCAGGGTACTATGGCTAATTCATCTGTTAATAGGCATATTGTTCATTTTAGGAGATTCTTTGAATATTGTGTTAAGAATGAGAGAGCTAAAACCAATGTTGCTCTGCGTGTGGATCGTTTGAAAGAAGAGGTACGCTTACCCTACTCTTTTAGTGTGGAGGAGATTGGGTTAATTCTTCGTAAATCGGGTGTTTTTCATAAGTTCTTTGTGTTCCTTTTAGAAACGGGACTAAGACCAACTGACGCCTGGGATTTAACCCAGGAGAATTTCATCAAAGATAAAGACGGTATGTTTATGAGAGTTTGGATGCATAAACCTGAGAAATGGGTTACTGTGCCAGTTAACGAAACTGTGCAGAAAATAGTGGAGTCCTCTGGGGATATTTTATTCTTCTGGGCTAAACTGAAGTCAGCACGTAGAACACCACTTAAATTTATAAACGAACTACTAGGTAGGGATTATTGTAAGAAAAACAAGGTTTCTCTACACTCATTTAGACATACTTACGCTAAGAAAGCACTGAGAAATGGGATGCCTAAAGATATGCTCCAGCAATTCTTAGGGCATTCAAGCGTTAAGACTACAGAGATTTATGCGAATGAAGTACCAAAAGAGATACTCCGGGACTACTTACTTAGATAATACTTGCTCTACCGCTTCCAGACAGGCATCTGCACACGAAGAAATGATCTTTCTTTCAGTTTTCTCCCCGATCAGTGGGATGTCCACCTTCTGGTTTATGTAGTCTACTATCTCTTCCTTGTTGTCCTTCAGGACTTGTACTACCATTTTTTCTAACATTTTCTTTTTCCTTTTTTATTGGTAAATGCTCGTGATCTACTTCGCAGTATTCAGGGCATTTGTATTCTGGATGCTCACTCATATAATCTGATATGTAGTGAATTGATATTGCGACAAATATCAATACTAGGGTTTCCACTCTACTTCATTCTACTAGCTCACACTTTTTGGTATGCTTACCTTTTTGATGACATACTAGTCTTCTTCTGGGATGGGACATCTTTTCTAGTGCTTCTAATCTTCTGTTTATTTGCTTAACCTCTATGTCTAGTTCGTTTTCTTCTGTGACATATTTTATTATGGTCTTTATTAGAGTAGGGGTTAATAGTTTTAGTATTACTGGGAACATAGGTTATTTGCTTAGTTTTCTAATCTGTAAATAAAGTGTAATTAACCCCACGCTGATGCCTATTATAAGTGAGATCGTGGATAGTACAGGATTGACCACCCCCATCCAATGCACGGCTGAAGTGCCAAGCGTGCTTCCAATCCCAATCTCTGGGTATTTTGATAGTGTATCTATAATCATCTGAGTCCATTTCCTCCACGTTTACGTTTTTTATTTCCCTTGCCACCACGCCTTCTGGCTTCTATTTTCGTACCATACGGTAAACTATAATAGTGGAACTCCTTATTATACTCTGGATTTAACAGTACGGTAAATACGATAAGTTTAATCATTTCTTTTTCCTCAATCCATTTCCACTCATTTTGGTTAATATGTTTTCAATCCCACTGATGTAGCCCTTAATTTCAGCCAGCTCCATTTGAGTCAGCTTCTGCTGGTTAATCAACTCTATAATAATTCCCTCCAAACGACTGAAGGATGTATCTATATTTTCATCTAATTCCTTCTGGATATATTGATTCTGCTTCCATATGTAATAGCCGAAAGCCACCACCATAGATATTGGTAATCCGTACTGATCCAGAAGTGCTAAATCCACTATTCTAACCCCATATTAGCACCAACGTAGTGATCCACGGTTCCACGTCCCTTATATGTATTCCAGTGCTCTTTCCAATATTGTGCACGCCCCGGCATAGTCTTAGGAATAGCACCGGGTTTTCTACGGTAGTTAATTCTACAAAATGCTGAAGCAACTGCAATATTACTAAACACACAAAATGGTATTTTATCCTCAATCAGACCAAGCCTATACACAGCTTCAATAAGTGGCTTTCTGTATGTTATATAATTATCCCATATATCTTCACACACCCAAGGTTCTATCTGGAAAAATGAAAGAGCACCAGCACCTTTCTTAGCCTGCATTTGCTCCAAATGTCTATAGCCTGTTTCAGCCATCCCGGTTTCAAATACCAGGTTTCGTGCTTCCTCTGTATTTGGAATACCCACCTTTTCCAGTTGGTTTAATACGTCATCTATAATATCTTTAATTGATTCAATCATTTGTATGCCTTTTCATATTTGTTGTACCTGGTCCCTCCAGTAATCATACCAGCAGCATATGCCATATCCACAAACTGTAGATATTTTTCAATCTCTTTTTCGTTAAGGCTGCGAGATTTCATCTTCTTCTGCCAATATTCCATTTCCTGTGTGATAACTTTTTTGGAACCACCGCCCCAATGCCAGTAGTAGTGTTTACCTATAAATGGAATGAAGTTAACTGATTGTAAATTTTTAAAAGCATCTGCAACTTTTGTGTCTTCATCCTTAATAGTTTTCGGGTCATCTTCATCTGTCATAGCAGCCCAAATGCTCATAGCATCATACTGGATACGCCTTAACATACTCGCCTGTGGTGGTAATACATATTTAACAGCAGCTTCAGTCACACCATATGTGCGAGCCTGCCACACGGTAAACCTGTTAGCACCAGCTAATTTCAGTAGATTATCTATAACCAATTCGTCAAAATGAGCTTCACGCCCTGCCATCCAATCTTTAATAACATCCGTTCCAGCTTGACATACAAACAACAGTCCCCCTACCCTAATTAAATCGGCAAGTGCTGTCGCTCTCTCTGTAGGGGATTTAGATTTGTTAAATGTATCCCATCTTTTATTTCTAAATACATCCAACTGCCTGATCGTGAAAGTTTTTAACTGATAGAACAATCTGGAATTGCCACTTTTATTTTCCAGGTATATCTGGGGCATACTGGACAGTGTAACGGGGTGATAATCAACCAGCTTATTAAATGCCATCATCAGTACATTCTCTGTAATCTCACCAGATTTAAGGTCGTTTAGCACATCTGCCTGGACACCTAAATCTTCACCAAATATTTCTGCTATGTCTCGCTTTATTTTTGGACTGTTTCTTTTTGCCTGGGCCCTTGCTTTTGCTATATAGGTATTAATAATAGATTCCTTACCCATTCTATCTAATTTCTTTAATCCAGTCCATTTAAATACAAAATCAACTACCTTCCCTGTACCACTTTTGGTTTCAAATTCCTGGGCTATTTTTTCTACACCAATATCTTCAACCTTAATCTTACTTTTACCAATAGCAGACCTGGCTGCCGCTGTGAGTGTCCGTGTTGGAACAAATCCAGCATTGGCCAGTGAATATGCAAAATCACCAAGCTGAGTGATTGCTGAATAGGTAGAGCCCATAGTACCAATGTATGTTATATTTTTAACTGGAGCTACCCAGCTATTATTAGCACCCCTGCTAAATCTTGAGCGAAGTATATCAACAACTTCCTGCTGTCGCTCTTTCTTAATTCTTCCTTCACTCACCAGCCTATCAACATATGCACCAATAGAATCCATCTTATTTGTACCCTTACCAAAGAAATTATTGACCGCTATAGCTTCATTCATACTATCTATGTAATTATATAAGGTGACTTCACTATCTTCATAAAATTGGTTTATTTCTGAATCAACATTTATAACAGTACGCTTATCGGCATATCCAGGACGTGTCTTAGATGGCTGCCTTCCTATTATTTGATTAATAACAGTAGCACGCTCATCTGCTTCCAATTCTCGATCTAAACTTTTTTCCTTCTTACTAATCGCACTATCAATAACGCCCTGTACTTCTTTATTAAATGACCCCAAAAGTCCATCCAGGTTTACCACTTTGCGTGGGAAGTAATCCTCAATAAATCCAATATCCATACCTGAATCCTTGGCACGTTGATAAATCTCACCAATGGTATTTATCATATCAATATATTCCTGATCAAATTTGTGTTTAAGGGCAATTGTATATGCCATATCAGCATCTGAATTTTTGAGGGCTAAGTCAAGGTCTGCACGCACCTGATTTGGCAGTTTATGCATCTTGTTAACAAATGGCTCTACCGCTTTACGATCTGCCTGAGTTTGGAGGTCATTTTTAAATTCAAAATCTCGCATTGCCCGTTTAAGTGAAGGATCAATTCTTTTAAGCCTGGTGTCAATTGGGATTACAGCCTTTGTATAAGCAGTGATCTGTTT